CGTGGGGAGCTTGATGATTATTCTGCTGGCGTAGATTATTACGGTGTAATTTTTGCTAAGACACCAATATCGTTAAAGATAGTAGAATTTACTCGTGTTATAAGGTCGGTAGAAGGCGTTAATGAAGTAGAATTTATTAGTTGTAAAACTAATCCACAGACTGGTGTTTGGACGTTCGAATTTGACGTGAGTTCTGTTTATGGGGACCTTACGATTCAAAAGGATGTTGCTAATACAGCCAACCTGTGATATAATTTATTTAGAGGTTAAAGATGGGAAGATGGACAACAAACGGTTTTAATGCTTATACGTTAGGCTTCTACAAAGAACAACTTCAACAACTGTTTGTTGATGCTTTTGGAACCGACTTTAAGTTAGATGATTCGCTGCCACAAGGTGTGCTTATCCAGCGCATAGCAGAATTGCTTTACAACGCAGATATGGACTCTGTGGAAGTAATGTCACAATTGAACCCAAACACTTCTTCTGGTGTATGGCTTGACTATATTGGTGGGCTTCGCGGTATTCCTCGTAAAGAAGGGTCTTCGCAAGTCGCTAGCGTACAGGTTACGTCTACACCGTCTTCAATGCCTTATACAATACCTGCAGGGACAATGTTCTTTAGCGGGTCAGACGGATTTACTACTGCGACAAACCAGATTATATCTTCGAGTCCGCAGACGATAGTTGTAACATATACAGAAACCGGAAATTCTTCAGTAAGTGTTGGGGACACAATGACTTGCGACCTTACACAAATCAACGACTTACTGATTACAAGTTTGGCGGATGGCGAACCGACCGAGACCGATGCAGACTATAGAGCAAGGCTGAGTACTACCTATTCTGTCGCTAATAATACTATGAATTGGGTAGAAGCAAAGATAGCCGAGTCTCCATTGGTTAAGACAACAGGGTTTGGTTACAATGATTCCAATGCGACAGTCAATAACCGTCCGCCTCATACATCTGAGTGGATGGCGGTTCCTCGTTCTGGGGTAGACCAAGAAGTGTTTGAAGCAACGGTTGGAGAAATAATCGTTAATAATAAGGTTCCTTCTTCTGAGACTTGTGGTAATACTACGGTAACAGTTAGAGATTTATACGGAGACCAAAAACAGGTTAAGTTTACAATTCCGGATGAGGTTCCTGTAGAAATAGAAATAACAATAGAAACGCCTGATACAACCGGCGTGCTAGACACATCAAGAGTTCTTGCAGAAAAGCAGGCGGCCGTTGATTATGTTAATGCGTTGAACATAGGTAAAAACGTGTCTATGTCTAGAGTGCTTTCTAACTTTGTTACAGATACAGGATATAACGTCGTTGGGTATCGCATTAGAGCAGTAGGCGGAAGCACTTGGACAAGCAACGCAGACTTTGTTATAGGCGACAGAGAATATGCGTCGTTAAGTTTGGCTAACATAAGCGTAGGGTTATAATGTACGACAACAGAAATTGGCTTTGGCAGTATCAAGACAAGTATGCTATACGTACTCTTTACGATGGTATGTTTGACATTGCGTCTAAAGTGAGTACATTGCCAATACTTGATGTGTTAAATGTTGATGCACTTGAAGGTGGCGTATTGCAGTTCGCCGCACAAATGTACAACCTTAGACAAGTTGGTACTATAGTTACCGATGCTGTAGTGTGGGACGTTACCGACTGGAACGACCCGGACAGATTCTGGAATGGTGCCGCTTCATCACAGAACGACGATTTCTTTAAACAATATATTCATATGAAGTTATATGTGTTTAGTAAGCCTTTTTGTATAGCAACAATAAAAGAAGGCTTTGACATATTGCTTGCAGGAGATTACACGTGTCATATAGTGGAGGACGAAGCAAACTTTCATTTTGACATAAACATAACAGTAGCCGATGCAACGGCGGCTGCTACATTGTATTCTGCTTTGGTTATAGACCCGTTGTTGTTCGGCAAGCCAAGCGGATACTCATATCAAATAAACGTAACACAAGGATAAGGCTATGAGAGCTAAAACAGTTATTTACGCATCACAAGGTGCAAGAGACCCTGGTTTGACGGACGAAGATTACGCAACAGGGATGGTTGCTGGTACTGTTGCTATGGCCGAGGACGTAAATACATACGGCTTCCGTAGCGACGACCAATTAAAAGTTGTTTCAGATGAAATCTGCAACGCTATTACAGGGCAAGGGATTGCTCTTAACAACAACGATAACACCCAGTTGTCTACTATGCTTAAGACAAAAATGGGGATGGGTTGCTTGCTTACAGGGCTGTTGTATGAATCGTATACGACACCGCCTACGTTAAGCAACAACGTTTTGACTATTCCTGCTATGGAAGTATGGTTCAATACCAAGGTATACTATGGTACAAAACAAGCAGACTTTGTTAAGGTAAGCGTTTCGGCACAAACTATATCTGCAACAAACGCTTGGGCTACTGGTCCTTGGTTCTTATATGTAGACCGCAATGGAGCAATACAGCATCAAGACAGTCCTGTATTGGGTTCTGAAGGAGACCAAAAGTGCTACATTGGTTCTATCTTTGTGTACAACGGAGCATTCCAAGATGGCTCGTGGAGCTTTGAACCTTGGTTGCAACAAACGGACGTTGCTACGCGTTCTAGCCCAACGGCACAATCAAAAGGTGGGTTGATAAGAGCGGCATCTGCTACAGAATTACAAATGGGCGCTTTGCAGATTAAACAAGAGGGTATTAACTTCGGTTATAGCGTATACAATCCTGACATTAAGGAGGTAGCAGCAACTAGCCCTTTTTCGTACAAGTTCCTGTACCCAGGATACAATCCGGGCTCACAAGCAAGCACAACGTTAGACACAACACATCTGTACAACTTAACGGACGGCACTTGGGACGACGTGTCTGCGCTGGCAGGAAAGTTCATAGTAATGGTTCCTTGCGTAATGCCAACAGGACAAACACTGTTAATACCAGCAATGTCTTACAAAAGCGGTGCAACATACAGCCAAGTATTCGACACGGCGTTAGATGCAGAACAAGCAATATTCTCATTGCCATACTCTCTAGGCAACGTGGCTAGACGCGCTATTTACTTAGGACAGTCTTTGATTGTTAAGATTGGCACAACAAACTTGTTAGACATAGACAACCTTGAAGTGTATGGATTGGTGCCACAAGCGTTGTCTGGGTTTACAAATCAAGGTGGTCAATCTGGCGGTGGTACCGGTGGGTTTGTTCCAATGGACGAAAAAAGCCTTTCTGGTTCTACGGTAAACTTGATAAACCAAGCGTGCAATCTTGTAGCGTCTAATTCGTCTTACACCGTTAACGTTGTGTTCCCTGCGTTATTAACTGGCAAATTAAACCAATTGGAAATTAAGTTCGTTCCTAACGCTTCACAATTGCCGGGCATCGCTTTCCCTGCAGGCACAAAATGGTACAATGATGCTGCGCCTGATATTGTAGGCGGAGTGGCTTATACATTCCTGTTTGAATACAATAGACAAATAAACCAGTGGGTTGGCGGATACTTAGAAACAACCGTATAACAGGAGGGCTCCTTGTTCCTTTCTAAGAGGCTTTTAGGACGCATTCCAAGCGTTACGCTTATTAACGAGATTTCTACCGGAACGTATAGTGTATATATGGTTCCGGGCGTATACGATATAACCGCTTGTGCACCGGGCGGCGGTGGAGTATGTGCATATGCAACGCTTACAGGTAAGTCGCTTGGTTATGCTCGTGGAGGCGTTGGAGGAACAGTTAGAGTAAGAGTACGAGTTAATACTGCTTGTACAGCAACTATTTATATACCACCAACAGTTGGCGGAGCAGGCTATTACCACGGAAGCCCACAGGTTTTCAATCAGCAATTTGTTAATGCAGGAGTTGGTTGGACTGCGCCTACTGGTGGTAACACAACCATAACAGGAATTCCTAACCTTTCTTTGACTTGTTATGGCGGGACCGGGGCTTCTTTCTATGCTAATACAAATAGTACTGGAACAGGAACCCCGGGAACACAAGGTAGCGTTAGTGTTTCTGGAAGTGCAATTATATCTACATCTATCAACAGTAATTTGACCCCGGTAACTTCTTTGCAATCATCTGGAAGACAAGACAACACAAACGAACCAATGAAGATTGGAGAGGTAATGCCTTCTAGCGGTGTAGCAAATTATAGACCTGGGTTCGGTGGAAATACAGGAACGCCAAGAGCCACTGGCGGAACAGGTGGATACGGTCACGTAAGAATAATAAGGGTGTCATAATGTTTTTAGTAAAGAGACTTATTGACAATATACCAGTGGTCGTGTACGAACGTTACGGCGCTATTACAGAACAGATAACGCTTGCACCGGGACTTTATGAATTTGTGACTATTGGTGGCGGCGGAGGCGGAGTAATACTTACTGGTCGTTCTTCTACTGCAGTTTCGAGACATTGGGCTTGTGGTGGCGTTGGTGGAACAGTAAGAGTTCAAGTGTTTGTTCATAGAGAAACAACAATAACAATAACCGTTGCAGGAAGCGCACAAGGATACACAGGTTCGTTTTCTTCTTCTGGAACAACCTTACAGGGAAATCAAGGCGGAGACACATCTGTTTCTGGAATAGATAACTTTACGCTTATATCAAGAGGCGGAACAGGAGCAAACATAACTTCTACGAGCGCTGTTGGTGCAAACAGAACGCCGGGGATTATAGGAGCAAATACTGTTACAGGAAGTGCAATACGAAAAGTAATTGCTAATAACGCGATAAACATTGTATCGGAGAACGGCGTAGTAAATGCGCAAGGGTCGCAGAGTTCGCCGTCTATGCAAGTTGTATATGCAAACAATGTTAACTGGCCGGAGAATGTTGTTTATGGAAGAGGAGGTTCCGTAGGGTTCCCGGGCGGAATAGCATATAATTATCCTGGGTCGTCAGGATACGTGAGAATAACAAAACTGTAACCTTGATAATTCGAAAGGTATGAGGTATAATAGAGATAAAGGGTTTAGATAATGTTAAAGATAATAACGGGCGATAGCGCAGGATTTACTTTTTCGATAGTGTATGCTGGAATGGTTGCAGACATTGCTGCCCCGGACCTATCTGCTTGCACTGTTAAGTTTATGGTTAAGGCTTCCTTGGCCGACAGTGATTACAAGGCTGTTTTTGCGCAGGAAATAGTTAATCCTGACACAAATATTGTTCATTTTCAATTAAACCCATCTGATACTGCGAGACTTAAACAAGGCACATACAAGGCTGCTTGCAAACTGTTTTACGATAGCGGCACAGAACTCACTGTATGGCAAGGCGACATCATTGTAGCGGCGGGGGTGTTTAATGGATGATTACGAAATAGTTGCTTCTATAGTCGGCGACAATCAGTTAATTGCCACTTTAAGCGAATACCCATATCAAGGCATACAAACGTTAATAGATAAGGTCTACCTGTGGAATCCATCGGAGGCCAATGAACTTATTGTTAAACTTAACGAGCTTATAGAAGAGATTATTATAAACCGCGATTACAACCGTCTAAGCAACAAGCCTGTTTTAGATACTGATAATGAAGAGTCTCTCGGGTATGTAGAAGACGAGACTATGCAAGGAACAATAAAACTACATCGTGTCGCAAAGACAGGTAGTTATAATAGTTTGCGCGACCTACCTCCTTTGGGTGAGCTTGCCGCTAAGGACCAAATCAAGGACGAAGATGTTGCGGACGATGCTGAAATTGCACGCTCAAAATTAGCACCAGACGTTGTCGCGTCCTTGGACCTTGCGGATACTGCCGTTCAAGAGATAGGAACAAGCATAAACAATGGGAATATAACAATAACCCGCAGTGGCAATGCTGTCGATATTACATCGAGCACGCACGTGTTTGAAATGGCCGATGCTGCTACCGTATGGCACATTGTACATAATATGAAAAAGTGGCCATCGGTTACTATAGTAGATAGCGCGGGAACTGTTATTGACTGTGAGATAGCGTATCTGGATTACAATACGTGTGAGGCCAGAATGAATGCCGCTTTTAAGGGTACGGCCTATCTAAACTAACCGCCATAAAGGAGTAAATAATGGCAAAGAAAAACTTTTTGGTCGATATTGACCTGAACAAAAATGAGTTGCAGAATGTTGTTCTGCAAAACTTGGCTGCTGCTCCGGGTAGTGCGAAGAGCGGTCAAATTTGGTACGATACCACAAATAATTTGGTGTACTTCTACAACGGCTCTAGTGCTGTTCCTGTAGGATACTTGCCACCAGCAACCGCATCTACACTTGGTGGTGTTAAAATTGGCACTAACGTTAATGTTGCTGCGGATGGAACAATCTCTATTAACACAGCATCAAGCACACAAACAGGTGTTATTCGCATTGCTACAGATAACGAAGCATCTGCTGGAACTGCAGAAACAATCGCAGTTAATCCAAAACAATTGGCTGCTGCTATTGCGTCCGCTCAAATTGGTGCTCTTGTTTATAAAGGGACTTGGGATATCACATCTGCTACAGACTTCTCTGGTATCACACTGCCCGTTAAACAAGGCTGGATGTATATGGTTACCGGTACTGGTCCAAAGACAATAGGTGGCATAGAATGGAACGCAGGCGACTATATCGTTATGAACGCTGATGTTGCCGCTGGCGGAACAATAACTAACGTAAGCAAGATTGACAATACAGAATCTAGCGACATTGTTCGTTTGGCTGCATCTCAAACATTGACCAACAAAACTATTGATGCCGACGACAATACCATTAGTGACTTGGCTACTGGCAACTTTAAGGCTGGTGTGATTGTAACAAGCGTTGGTTCTACAGGTGCGGATACTTCTATACCAACAGAAAAAGCAGTTCGTAGTGCTATTACAACCGCTACCACGAATATGGTAACGACTAACGGCACACAAACGCTTACCAACAAAACAATAGACGCTGATGACAACGCCATACAAGACTTGAGTGTTTCTAACTTCAAATCTGGAGTTGTTCGTACATCTACAGATGGAGTAAGACTGCCAGCGTCTGCAAGCGATACAGCACTGATTACTGAAAAAGCAGCGTCGAGCTTCTTCACAGCCAAAATAACCGAAGCAAACCCGGCATTAACGGTTTCTAGCGGCGTATGTACTTGGACAGTGTCTAACACAATTGGCTCTGCAGATGTTATTGCTAGCGTAAGAGAAGTAAGCACTGGCAATGAAGTAATGTGTGATATCACTTACGGAGCTGCAAACATAACTATCAAAATGAACAGCGCATCAAACATTACTGCTGGAATTTATAAAGTAGTTGTGATAGGATAAATCATTATAGGGGGCGATTATGACAAAGTTTCTCAATATCAGTACAGATACGACTTTGGGTGGAAACGCCCCCAGTGATGAATTGGCGGTTTCGCAGAAAGCAATAAAGACCTATGTTGATACGAAACAAGACACATTAACCGCAGGAACTGGTATTGACATTACTAATAATACGGTTTCTGTAACAGCACCTACGGTTATAAATACTGCTACTGGTGACGGGGTGTTAACGATTTTGGGAACCCCCACAAGCGCACAAGACGCTATGAACATAGGCAAGGGAACATCTGTTTCCGGGTCTTATTCGTTTTGTGTTGGGTTAAATTCTAGTGCAACAGGGGCAAGCGCTTTTTGTATTGGTAGAAGTGCAAAGGCGGTTGGTTCTGCATCAATGGCAATGGGCTTAAGTGCAGAAACAAATGGACAATATGCGGTTGCTATTGGGAGACTTGCCAAGGCTAACGCCAATAATACAATTCAAATTGGTTATGGAACCAACACAACTGCATATACTCTGGGCATAGGTTTTTATGGTAATAGTTCAACATATACATTGCTTGATGGAACCACTGGTTTAATACCAACGGCACGTTTAGCAGATACTACTTCTGCAACACAGGGTCAGGTTTTAACCCTTGATTCGAGTCTAAATGCTGTATGGGCAAACGGTGGTGGTGGTGGCGCAGTTGATTCTGTTAATGGTCAAACTGGTGTGGTTGTTTTGACAGCAACAGATGTGGGCGCATTGCCAGACAGCACAGTTATTCCTGATGCACAGATTCAAAGCGATTGGAATCAGGCGGATAACACTAAGGTTGATTACATAAAAAATAAACCGACTATACCAACGGTTGGAAACGGAACAATAACTATCACACAGGGCGGTGTAAGCAAAGGCACATTTACAACAAACCAAAGCGGGAATACTACAATCGCATTAGATTCTGGTGGCGGTTCTGTTGCTATCGATAACATTACAATCACTAAAAATCTCTCTGACGAAATACAGACAGTTGCAGTGATAGACCAGAACAGCGGTTCAGATAAAATCTGGACAGGCGATTCTGATGGCTATGAAGCAATAGCAAGCCCAGACAGCGACACATTCTATGCGGTAACAGACGATATTGGTGCGCCAGCGACAGTAATAGCAGAACTGGCAGAGGGTTTAAACGATAAGGTTGATATTGGGCATCAGGTTATTGCATTTCAAGAACCAACAGCAGCGAATAACTACACTTGGTATCGTAAGTATGCTGATGGTTGGGTTGAACAAGGGGGCGTGCTTTCTTATTCCCATACTTCAGGAACTACTACAAACTGGGAAGCAACTTTTGTGGTTCCTATGGCTGATACTAATTTTACAGCATCTTCTGTTCATAGGTGCCCATTTACATTAGAAATGAAGTCTTCGCCTGAAAATATTGGGACAACACGTATCCAAGGTTTTTTACAAGGTAATCACACCCAAACAGTTTATATATATTGGGTAGTATACGGTATGGCAGCATAATGGAGTAGGATATGAGTTTATACAAAGGTTCAACTTTAATTGCAGGCGGAAGGCAGTGTATGCCACTGTTATCTTTTATGTGGGCAGACCACGAGTTAAACGACATATCTTGGTTGCGCGCAGATACTTTTTCTTGGCAGAGCGGAAGCGTTTATACTGCGGTATATAGCCATTTGTCAGACGATATCACTGGCAAGACCCTGCGAAGCGAAACAATCAGTGGGACAACAGTGCAGTTCTATGTTGCAGATGATGGGCACAAGATTTGTCCAGCAAGTCAAGAAAGCAATGTGACAGCAATCTATAATGCGACAGGTGTTGCTTGGTATTACATCATAGACACAACTAACCAAAGATTTAAGTTGCCGAGAACAAAGTTTGGGTTTACTGGTATAAGAAGTGGTGCTGGTAATTATGTTGCGGCAGGGCTGCCAAATATTACAGGTAATACGCACTGGGTTGGTGCAGTGCTTAATAATAACAACACGAGTTATGCGACCGGGGCATTCTCTGCGTTTGATACAAACACTGGCTCTTACGCGGGCGGTGGCGGTTATAGCAATGCTGCTGGTAGATTAAGTTTTTATGCGTCGCGTTCTTCGAGCATATATGGAAATTCTTCTACTGTTCAGCCGAAAGCAACAGAAATGTATCTGTATTTCTATGTTGGCTCGTTCAAACAGACGGCGCTGGAAAACACCGCCGGTCTGAACGCAGAATTGTTTAACGACAAGGCGGATAAAAACTTTGCCAACACAACGATGATAGATTTTGTTGTTGCTAGTCAAGCGCCTACAAGTTCAAATAGATATACTTGGTATAGAAGATATAATTCTGGATGGGTCGAACAGGGTGGAATTACTGGTCCGGTAAACGGCACGGCAGCGACAATAAGCGTTACGTTACCGATTGTTATGTTAAACGCAAATTATTCAGTATATGTTACAGTCACAAGACCGGGCAACCCGGATTATCGCGACCAATTTTTAGTTGCTGGAAACAGAAGCATAGCAGGATTTACGGTATATTCAAACTGGGCGGGTTCTGGCAACGGGACAAAAGACAATCTCGCGCAATGGATGGTATGCGGATACAAAGCATAAATTACTTTCATTTTGTATATGCACAAACAACTAACTAAGGAGTAAACAATGGATTTTTACATTGGACAAATATTTGAAGGTGTATACCCACCGGAAGCGGCCATTTGGTGTAATGCAAACAACGCATACATTGACGTTATTGGCGAAAAACGCTACGAAATCAAAGCAGTTCCGCCTACACCAGCACCAACCAAGGAAGACATCAAGCAGATGCGTAAAGAATATCGCCACACGCATATTGACGACCAGACGCTTGAACGTAATCGCAAAATGGCGAACGGCACGTGGACAGAAGAAGATGAAACTGCATATCTTGCTTTGGATGCAGAAGTAACTGCTTATATCGAAGAAAATCTGCCATATCCAACAGACCCGATTATTGAAGAAGGTGTGGAACAAAATTCTGTAGAAGAATAACGCTTGACCGATGGTCGGTCCCTATGTTATAATAGCCTTGAGGGCATAGAAAAGATGTGCAAACAAAAAACCGTATTAGAAGTTATAAAGCAGACAAAAGACCTGCCAGAATGGTTTATTATGCACGCCGAGGCACAAGCAGAAGACTTCGATGCCGCAACACAGAGAGACAAACAAACAATGGAACGAGTTGCATCTCTTGATAACAGAATGACAGCAATGGAGTCAAAACTTGACGTGGTTGCGTCAAATCAAACAACAATGCAAGCCCAACAAGGCGCAATGCAAGCACAACTAACAGAAGTTATACAACTCATTAGAGATAATAATATGAAAGAAAAAGTCTGGGTTTTTGACGGGTTTATGTCGTTCTTCAAGAGCAAATTCTTTAAGGTTGCTATATTGTTGGCTCTAGGGTTCTTGGTTGGCGCCGGCAAAGATGTTGTAATGGCTGCGTTTGGACTCTTATAATGAAAAAATGTTTACTTGTTTTATTGACACTTGGTATGCTTTCGGGCTGTTCCGCGAAACAATCTCTTACACACGATACTACTAATGCTCTTGTCGGAAGAATAGACGACGCAGAGCAATCTCTTAATAATTTAGAACAGAATCTTGCGCCAGAATGCAAAACCGCTGTAATCGTTGCAGAAATCGACGCACAGAAGCGAAACTATAAAAGACTAGTAGATGATGCCAAAAACATAGAATCCGCGTGTACGACCGAAAAAAAGGCCTTAGAATCGATTATAACAACGTGGAAGACCAGAACATACGCATTGCTTGCGTTTCTGTTAAGTGTTTTAGGCTTGTTTGTTTATCGTAAGTTTTTTAAGGTTTTATCTTAGTTATTTTGTTTCTTTTGTTCTAGTGCTGTTATCTGTATTTTTGTTTGCAATCTTTTTAATGCCATTTTTGCTTCGTTTAATGTTCTATATACACTGATTTCATTATCTGTCACTCGTCTTGCGTAAAGCCAAGTACCAAAAGACCACCAAGGTTTGCCTTGAATACAATAACCTTTATGTATTCCGTCATAGTATTTACATATTCTGTATTTCATCACTTATACTTTTGTTCTGCTTGTTTGTGTATGTTGCCGTATTCCCATTCATATCCGTATGCTGTTTTGCATTTGCCGTTTAATGCTTGGCTAATCATACTTTGTTGAACATTTAATGTTCGCCATACATCTCTTTGTGATTTCCAAACTTTCACAACGGTTCCATTTAATTTTTGCAAAACAGTTCCTTTCCTACTTCGTCTTTCCATACTTTGCTTGAAGCGGTTATCCGACCAACACAATAACTGGATATTGTCTTTTTCATACCCTTTTTTATTGTTTATTCTATCTATGGTTGGTTTTTTGGCTTTTGTGTATCCGCTTGCTACCCACTCATCAAACAACCTTTTATATTTTATATCATCAAGAAAAGTTTTGTGAAACCATTCTAATGAATATCCTATGTCGCCAAATCCCTTTTGTTTGTTTCTGGTTTTTTGGTGGTGATACATATTAGTCAGAACTCCTTTTGGGGTTTTTCGGTATTTCGCTAATGTTGTCTTTTTCGTGTTCATTTCCAACTATCTCCATTGTAATTGTTTCTGATATATCTATTATATCACCATTTAATATATTTACAAGTGATATTTTTGTTTTGTCCCAAAATACACGATAAATAACATCATTTGCTTTTACATAATCAGATTCATAAATCAGTTTTCCGTTTTTATCGGAAATCCCTGTGCATTGTTCTGGTATAATATATTCTGGTAAATCATATACATCTTCATAATAATCATCCATCCACTTGTTACCGTTGATGTAATATCCATCTGACAAATACATTTTACATTGTTTGTCATAAAATCTAAACTTAAATCTGTCGTTCATTTTACATCCTTTTGTACTAGGGCTGTTATATTTCATATCCTTGTATATCTTTTAATGTTCTGCGTGCTGCAAAATCTACAATCTGGTATAATTTTGCCCATCG